ATCCATTTATTTCTATTTTTATCCCAACAAACACCTTTGTAACCGCTTGTATTGTGTGATGGCTTTTTGCAATTCCTTGCATTTTCATTAAGAGTAGCTGACCGCAAATTTTCTATTCTGTTGTTTGATCTATTTCCATCAACATGGTCTATGTACTCAGGACAATAGCCGTGATGCAACAGAAAAATTATTCTGTGAGCAGGGTGTTCTTCTCCACCTATACCAACCATTACATAACCTTTGTTTAGCCAACCAGCTTGGTTGCCTTTTAGTTTTCTACCAGAAGTTTTTTTCCAGTACAAAACGCCATCTTTGTGTTCAAGGTTTTCTTGAATTAATGGAAGCAAATAAGAAATCATGTCGCACCTCATCATTGGTGGAAGCATCACTAGAAGTTAACAGCAGGGCGGTGATGAATCGCCTTTTCCCCCGCTAAAGGTAGCTGTTAACAAATTATACGTCCCTTTCCTACTGGCTCTCCATAGACTGTAAACATTGTCATAAATGTCATTCGAGTTGCCCATCTTTCATTCTGTTCATGTAGTCACGAATGCGATCTCTTGCACCACGACCATAGATTCTTTCTGCTCGTTCTAACCTTGCACGAATCAAATCTCGATTCTTGCTAGATTCCCAATTGCGATAGAGTTCCCTGGCTTCAGCAATCTCTAGGATTTCTCTGTCACCAGGGTTTTCTATGTTTCGTCTACTCCAAGTCACCAGTTAATTCCAATGCTTTGTTTATCAGGTGTAGTGGATAAGGTATGCCTTCACGCACCTTGTCCAATAATTTCATTGCTTCAAAGTAGTTCATGCTGTTTTCCTTAACTGTGCCATCTTCGCTAATACTTCTAGCGGAATGGGTGCAGCCTTCTTTGCATCTTCTTTGATCTTCAATAAAGCAGGGTCAGGCTCATTTGATGCTGGAACTGTGACCCTTCCAATGTCAGCAGGATTTGCTTTCTGTGCTTTTGTGTTTCTTACCCAATTACGCCAAGTAGCATCCCAATCCAACTTCACACCTTTTTGACCTGGTTGAGCAATCCAATAATCTTTGAACTGATCTGCAACCAAACGAACATCAATGTCTGGTCTTTCCTGAGTTGCCCACTCTCCCATTGACTTAGTCAAAAACCAGTCTTGAGTGAGGCGTGAGCCTCTCTTGTTCTCTTTAATTGGTTTATGGTTTATGGTTAGTGGTTTATGGTTAAGGTTATTTTGGCTATCATCTGGGATCCCAGAAATAACCGACTGGGTTTTCTTTGGCCTACCACCTAGCTTACCATTGCGCTGATTTTTCTCAGCTTGCTCATGGTAATCTTTAATTTCTACTTCAATGCGTTTGTGTTTGTATCCAGATTTGTCTAAAACAAAGAAATCTGACAATACATTTTCAAGAAATGTTAACTCTTCAGAACCCAAACGTAACCGCCTAGAAACCATTTGGGTTTCAGCAGGAATTGGTTGTTCATCAAGGTAATACCAGTCAATTAACTGGCGATAGATTCCATGCTCAATGGTTGAAAGATGGCCTGTATCTTTCCGATAGTCGGCAATATTGAACTTGTAGTAGTGCATAGTTGTCTCATGTTCCAATTCTCCCTAAAAGAAACAAGCGGCAGGAGGGGAGACTTCTCTTTTCGTATCGGGTAATTAGTCCGAACTAGCCGTGTTTCAAATTATTGTATCAAATAAACTGGTTGTTCGTGATTTCTTTTTTAGCAGGTTTGCCAAGCAAACGAGTAGCTTGAGCCTTCATCTGGGCATATTCAGACTTTGAAAAGATGCCATAGGTCTTGATTCCGCAGATGATTTTTACATTGCTATCTTGTTTTTCTATTTCATTGTCAGCCAATGTGTACTGAGCAACCCAATGTCTGCCAACTTTGATTTGATCTGTTGTCAACCTGCCTTGTTTGCGTAGTGTCTTAGCAGTACATAAGACTGTAGCTTGTGGCATACCAGTAAGGTTTGCTACTTGGTGAGAGGTAAGAGGGCCGTTTTGCAAGGCTTTAATAACTAGGGCTTGGGTCATTGGTAGAGTTCCTGAATGTTGATTGGTCGGTTAATGTGGTTTTCTAGAGTCCTGGCAAGCAAAGCAACTACTGCTGCATTGAAGTCCTCTGGATCGTCCACATAGGCGTTGCACATGACAATTGCGTAATCAAGCAATGTTTCTGCGCATTTTTGTTCAATTTGTTCGATGTTCATGGTCAAGATAGTAGTGTTGTTTTTTTGCTTGTCTATTAGGGTTTATCCCTATTAAATAGTTGTAAAACCTGTGGCACATTATCGATGTGGACAACAAATAGCCCACGTTTTTGATAAACAAATAGGAGTGAATATGAATGAACCAGCTTTTCCATATGTTTGCGATGCAGACTTTGACTATGGCACAGGCATGACATTGCGTGACTACTTTGCGGCTAAGGCTATGCAAGGGTTTGCTGCTTACATTGGCCCAAGCATGACGTTTGAGTCACGCGCAAAGATTGCCTATGAATGGGCAGATGCTATGCTGAAAGCAAGAGGCGAATGATGCCAATGCTTAATGGAAAGAAGGTCGTAGACCTAGAAGTAGATGGAGTAGATTCAAGAGATTATCCAGATTTCTCTGATGCCTACTTCTCTTATGGATGCTACGAAGATGGAACACCTTTGACAGAGGATGAGTTAGATAAACTCACTATTCTGGCAGACGATGTTTTATGGGAAATGGCTTACGAGAGTCTTCACTAATGAAATCACTATTTCAGACCTATGTGGAGAACTTCGCAGACATCCAATACTGTGCATATTGTTTGGAAGCAAACAAAAAGTGTTGCGATGAAAACAACTATGTATTGTTCTCAGACCTAACAGTCGCTGAACAACAGAAAATCATCAATCAAGAGTTAGATAAATATCTTTAAGGAAAAATCATGGGCGTACATAAGAAACTAATGGAAGCACGAATTGCACTTCAGGCTGCTCCACTCAAGAAATCAGGTCACAACAAGTTTGCTGGCTACCAATACTTTGAGCTTGGCGACTTCTTGCCAACAATCAATCAAATCTTCTCAAAGGTAGGTCTTTGCGGTGTTGTATCGTTCGATAAAGAACTGGCAACTCTGACAATCACAGATACAGACGATAACTCTGAGATCAAGTTGACAAGCCCTATGGCAGATGCCAATCTAAAGGGATGTCATCCAATCCAAAATCTAGGTGCGGTGGAGACATATACCAGGCGCTATCTTTGGGTGTCAGCAATGGAAATCGTAGAGCATGATGCACTCGATTCTTCTGCTCCACTTAAAGATGAGAAACAAGCTCCTGTTATCACACCTACTCAGGGTGCAATGGACAACATTCCTATTGAGGAATTAAGGTATCTTGATGAACTGGCAGTCGATCTGATTGCTATGTGTGAGCAAGGTGATCCCAAGGGTGCTTGGGTTAAGTTGGAATCAGAGAACCTAGATAGCGAACAAAAAGTAGCTCTCTGGACTTTGCTTCCAAGTAAAGTGCGTACAGCGTTAAAGAAAGCGAAGGAAATCTAATGGAAAAGCGTGATAACTCAGGTGTTCTGTTCAAGAACGACAAAAAAGAAACAGGAAACCATCCTGATTACAAAGGAAATATTACTGTTGGTGGTCAGGATTACTGGCTATCAGCATGGATCAAAGAAGGCAAAAGCGGTAAGTTCATGGGTTTAGCAGTATCGCCCAAAGAACCACAAGCACCTGTCAAACCAAAATCCAAAGGTTCTGGTTTTGATGATTTTGATGACGCACCTTTTTGAGTAAGTTTTTGAGGGAAAGCGGATGCCTTGCGACAATTCTGTCGGACGAACTTGGACGCAGCGAGTACCTCACCCATTTAACAGGAGTGAATGATGAATGAGATTTTTAAAAACATGAAGCAGTCAATGGATAGATTCTTTGGATCAGAACCAAAGATGATGGTCAGGACCACAGATCCAGATACAAGCATGGATGCTGCTGAAAAAGTAGATTCAACCAAGCTTGAACAAATGGTGTACGAAACCATAGCCAAGTATCCAAATGGTTGTACATCAGATGAAGTGATGAGCCACTTTCCTAATCATGGCGTACAAACAATCAGTCCACGATTTGCACCATTGATTCGTAAAAGATTCATTGAAGATACTGGTGAAAGACGCAAATCTGCTTCTGGACGATCACAAAGAGTTATGAAGGTAATCAAATGATAGAAAAACCACCACACTCAAAGATTAGTTATCCCTCTGTATCAAACAAGGATTTCAAGTGGTCTTCAGGATCTGATGTTCAAGCCATATGGAGAAAGTATGGATGGACTCCTCCTTCAGAAAAAATGGTTGCACCACCACCAGAAAAATATCAAGAACCAATTAGGAGAGTTAGATGAGTTTTGCGCAAACCGAAATGCTTACGTTGCAATGGGGGGAATCTAGAGGCATTGTCCAGAACAGCACTCCATTTGCCCAAGCCTTGAAGACCAAAGAAGAGTTAGAAGAGCTGTTTGATGCAATCTCCAAGGACGATAGAGAGGCTATGGCAGACGCTTATGGCGACATCCTAGTAACCCTAGTTATGGGATGTGCCTGTGCTGATCTAGATCTGTTAACTTGCTTTCAAGGTGCTTTTCAAGAAATCAAGGATCGCAAAGGTTTTCTCAATAAAGAAGGAATCTTTGTTAAGCAGTAAGAACTTCTAATGCGTGAGTAATGTGTCGGATTCGATCTTCTAGACCAATGAATCCACCATTTATTTTCTTGGTCATGGTTTTGAAATCTCGGACATCTGCAAATTGATTCAGTTTGTGGGTGTCCCAGAACCATCCTGCTGTAAGTGCAGCATACTGTGGAGTAGCAACCAAGTCAGGCTCCATGATGAAATCAACACCTAGTGCTTGACCTGCATGATGGTAGTTTGCAGAGCCAGTCAACTGAATACAACCTCTGCCTCGAAAACGATACCCATCACCAGAAGCCTCATCCCTGTTTCCCATACGATTTGAGTAAACAGTATTGGCAATCAACTTAGGATTTCGCTGACAAGCTTGTGCTTTGGCGGCATCAAAGCGTTTAGGCCATAACTTCTGTAAAGCTTCTGCACGATAGTTCAGGTTTTCCTGCAGTATTTTGAAGTTGCCACATTCATGTCCACATTGACCAATGAATGCAGCTTGACGAACAGGTGTAGATATATCAAAACGCTCAAAAGTAGCGTTCAAAGCATCAACCCATTCAGGACCAATATGTAGTTTTTTAAGTTGTTCAGCGGTTATTGGCATTTAACAAGTCTCTCATTGAGTTATACGAGTCTATGCAAGCATTGAGTGCAGCAGTATTTTTATCGCCTTGGGCTACTATTTCTGCGATTGCTGCAAGGGTTTCTCGCTCGGCATCAGAAGCTGTGTCAGCCTGTCGGTTAGGTTGACTGGTTGCTTCTGTATTTGTGGTGGTAGGGGTGGGATTTGCGGGGGTTTGTGGACAACTGGTGGTGGGGAAGCGCACCCTGCCAGCACGAATGGCACGATCCAAAGCAGTTTGTTTTTGATTGATGACATTTGTAGTCTCCTGTAACTTAGTTGCTTTCTCATTCAATTGTTCTGTAAGTTTCTGCTCAGTCTTACGAGCTTCTTCATTCTTTTTGGCAATCTCAATTTGCATTTCAGCATCTCGATCTGACCAACCAAAATGGTAACCACCCCTGTAAGTGCCAAACAGAGCAATGGTTACTCCAAGAATCAGCCAAGGTAGTGGTATGCCAAACATCATTCAACCTCCTGTCGTGCCATTGCCATATGTTCACGTTCTACATTGTCTTCCAGATGATCTGGAGGAGTTGTCGGAGGTGGTCCAGGTGTCCATGACTCATCCAACTCAGGATTAGTCCAAACAGGCATAGCACCAAAAGGTTGGCTTGGTAAACCATAAGCCGATTGTGGAGGCGCATAGGACGCATTAAAACCGCCCATAGAGCCGTTAAAACCCATTGGTTGACACATTGGTTGCATTGGAGGTTGAGGTGCTCCAAAAGCCTTTGCTGCTGCACCTGCCGCCCTCTTTGTCATCACACCACCAATGCCACCAACGATCAGCAGAACAATGTCGTTCAGCATCTTGGTATAGGCTTGGTCAATCGGAGCCATACTTTTGATTGGTTGTGTCACAAAGGTGACAGAATAAAGCAGGGCAATCACGATAAAGCACAGGATACAAGTGACCACAATGACCACAAAACCCCACACACGAACTTCAAATTCTTCAGTTGTTAGGTTTGGTTTCGGGTTGTTGGACATCATTGACTTTCTTCTCCAAGATTGGTGCAACTAAATACTCAGGGCATTGTTGCGTGAATAAACACTTAGGTTTCTGACATTCCTCTGCATGGAAGTAATCAGGGTTTTGGCATTTATATCGGTATCTGTCTTCGCATCCCGATAGCATAAGTGCTATAAAAATAAGCAAGTATTTCATGCCATTACATCCACTTGAGAGGTTTTAACCCATTGAGTCTTGATCTCTTGGGTTTTCTGTTGTTGGTCAGCTTGACGATTTAACTCTGCTAAACGAGCCATATTCTGTTGGTGGATCACCCTGTGAGCCTCTACTAACATTCTTGCGTTCTGTTGGTAAGTGGTAATTCTCATTTTCCAAGTCCAATCTTGCCTAGCAAAAGGTTAACAATCTTGTCTGACAAATCGTCAGGCAAGAACTTCAGAAAGCCAAGAAACCATAGAGCCACCAAACCATACACGATGATTTTGAGAGCTAAGTCAAAGTCTTTCTGATACTGGTTCACCGCCCACACCGCTTGGTAGTTGCACAGAAATCCATCATTTCATAAATGCCGATACCAACGAGAAATAGAACGAAAGCGCATCCTGAAATCAACAAAGTCAATTCCAATTCTTCTTGCTTTTTTTTCTTCTGACGCTTCTCCTCTGCTTTCACAGCAGCCATCTCTTTAGCATCATCCCTGTCCATCTCATTCTGACGCTCTTTGATCTTATTCCAGACATCAATCTTGCCTGTCTGCATAAAGAGCATCTTGAGTTCTTCTTCAAAGGCTCTGGCTTGTTCAAGAGCCATCTCAATCTGCAAAGCAGTTCCTAAGTTGGAACCTTTCTTATCTTTCTTTGCTTGGATCAGAGCCTTAGTAGCTACTGACTTGGCATCAAACATCTTGCCAATCATCGGGGCAAGAGAACCTAAGTCATTGGCTACCTTACTAGCCTTCTTGACCATTGATATAGCTGACTGTATGCCAGCTAGGGCTGTCATCGGATCAATCATTTTCGCTCAACCTTTTTCCATTCAATACAATAGACTTTTCGGTTGTATACATCTCCAACCCAAGTCCATTTGATACATCTGTATTCAATAGATACAGCCAG